GTGCGTTCGTGGCTGACCAGGAAATTAACCTCCTAGCAGCACTAACTGAAATTATGTGTGAGTGTGAATTCAAATGAAATCTCTAAAGACACCATTACGCTGGCCTGGCGGCAAGTCCCGTGCTTGCGTCAAGATGGATCCATACTTTCCTGATCTACGAAACTATGATGAGTTTCGGGAACCCTTCTTGGGTGGTGGATCTGTAGCAATTCATATTACAAAGAAATATCCAGATCTTAAAATTTGGGTGAATGATCTTTATCCCCCTCTTGTAATTTTCTGGCAACAACTCCAGATGTTTGGGGAAGAACTGAAAGAACATCTTCTCCATTTCAAAAGTGTTTGTCCAGACCCAGAATCTGCTAGGGGTCTTTTCGATATCTCAAAGCAGATTTTAAATGACCCAAACACTGGTGATTTTGAACGTGCTGTAAGATTCTATATTGTAAATAAGTGCTCTTTTAGTGGTCTAACAGAAATTTCTTCTTTTTCTGCACAAGCCTCTAACTCTAATTTTAGTGTAAGGGGTATTGAAAAACTTCCCGAATATTCTAAACTTATTGAAAAATGGTGTATAACTAATTATTCCTACGACTATCTGATGTCAGATGGAAACAAGAGTGCTTTTATGTATCTCGATCCTCCTTATGACATTAAGGATAATCTCTATGGGAATAAGGGATCAATGCATAAAGGATTTGATCACGATAAGTTTGCTGCTGATTGTGATTCTTGTTCTATGGATCAGTTAATCAGTTATAATTCAGACCAACTTGTGAAAGATCGATTTAAGAACTGGAACGCTGCTGAGTTTGATCTGACTTATACTATGCGTTCAGTTGGTGAATATATGCGAGAGCAAAAACAACGTAAAGAACTACTGCTTTTTAATTATGGAATTGAAGGACTGGTTAAATTCGATCAATCAAACGAAACAGAATCTGATTGATGAGGATCCTTCTTTATCGAAGGAATATGCACCATATATTATTAATCGTTGTTTATCTGGACATATTGATACCATTCTTTTTGCAAATGAGATTAATATGAATTCTCATTTGGATAAAGATATGCAATATTCTTTTTTTCTAAATACTATAAGAAAAAGGAAGAGATTTTCTCCCTGGCTCCGTAAAGATAAAATTAAAGACTTAGAATGTGTAAAAAGTTATTATGGTTATAGTAACGAGAAGGCATCTCAAGCACTGAAAATTTTGTCAAAAGAGCAGATCAACTTTATCAAACAACGACTTGAAATTGGCGGAACAAAATGACAACTCAAACTATTGAACCTCAGGTAAATTGGTCGCAAGACCAAATGGTTGAAGTTATTCTCAATGAACCAGATGATTTTCTTAAGGTTCGTGAAACTTTAACTAGAATCGGAGTTGCTTCTAGAAAGGAGAAAAAACTCTATCAATCTTGCCATATTCTTCATAAGCAAGGTAGGTATTTTATTGTTCATTTTAAAGAGCTATTTGCGCTTGATGGTAAGCACGCAAATCTAACTGTAAATGATGTTCAAAGACGTAATCGCATTGTTCGTCTTCTTGCTGATTGGGGACTGATTACTGTAATGAAACCAGATTCTATTTCTGATATTGCTCCATTGAATCAAATTAAAGTTCTTTCTTATAAAGACAAGGGAGACTGGATTCTGGAACAAAAGTATAATATTGGTAAGAAGGGAAAGAGTGCAGAAACCGAATAAATAATACGAGACCTTTTCGTGCGGTCTCTACAAAAGTCGGAACACCCTAAAAAGAGGTTCGGTTTTACCGATACCTCTTTTTTTCGTATCTTGTATAATTAATAATGGATGCCGAGAGGGTCCACAAAATACAAACTCGCTTTTCAAGGAGCTACCATAATGACTAACCTTGCACGTTATACTGCTGCGGATTTAAATACTCTTCTAGACAAGATTACCCGCAACAGTATTGGAATGGACGAATATTTTGATCGTCTATTCAATCTTCATGAAACCACTTCTAACTATCCACCGTATAATCTTGTCCAAGTAAGCAATGTAGAATCTCGTTTAGAACTTGCACTTGCTGGATTTAAGAAGGAGGAAGTCAATGTATTCACAGAGTATGGAAAACTTTTTGTCGAGGGGCAAAAGGAGGACAGAGAAACTGATACCCGCTACGTCCATAAGGGATTGGCTCAAAGAAGTTTTAAGAGAGCATGGACATTATCCGATGACACAACAATCAAGGATGTCACTTTTGAGGATGGATTGCTAACCATTGTTCTTGGTAAAGTTGTTCCAGAACATCATGTTCGTAAAGACTATCTCTAAATAAAAATAAAAAATGAAATCTTTCGACGAGTTTAAAACAATTGCATATAAGAATGCAGTTCCCCATACTGTTTATTCTGGTGGAAAATCAAAACAAATTTCAAAAGGAAAAGCAGTTCCTGTAAGAAGTCGTTCAAGTGCTGGTGGAAATGGAGACGGTGGCGATGGAAGTGGGGGAGATGGTGGGGAATAAATATAACTGAATATCGTCGGCGCAGAGGAGCACCTGGCACAATCCAGGTTGACTCCTCCTTTTTTTCTTGGTAGAATTATTGGAGATATGGAGTAAAGATGACAGTAAAGTTAGTTCTTCTCAAGTCAGGGGAAAACATAATTTCTGATGTTAAGGAAGGATTTTTTGAAGATAAACTTGTTTGTTATTTGTTAGAAAATCCATGTACTGTATCAGTCAATGGTTCTTATAGAGTTATTGGTGAAGATAATTCTAAAGAAAATAAGGTGAGTATTTCCCTCACACCTTGGCCTAGTTTTTCTAAAGAAACTACAGTAGAGTTAATTCCTGATTGGATTGTTACAATCACAAATCCAAAAGATGAATTAAAATCAATGTATGAAAAAGAAGTTTTAGGAATTAAAAAAGATGAATCCAATCAAAATATTAGTATTAATGAACAATCAGATTCTGATCAGTCAGATTGAAGAGGTAGGAGCAGATATTGGGGAACCAGACTGTAAGTTAGTTAAACCATTTATAGTTACCAAAGACAAAACTCTAGAACCATTTTTAATTGGATATACAAAACAAGATACATTTATGATGAGTTCGGATAAGATTCTTACTCTCGCTGATCCTACACCGACACTACTTGAAAAATATGAGGATTTGATCAAAGAATGAATTTTTACACTAATGTTCAGTTGATTGGAAATCAGTTTTTGGTTCGCGGAGTAGAAAATGGAAAAAGGTTTGAAACGAGGGATGAATTTTATCCCACTCTTTATGTAAAGACTAAAAAAGAATCCAAATATAGAACATTAAGTGGTGAAGCGGTTGAACCAGTAAAACCAGGAACAGTTCGTGACTGTCGTGAGTTTTATAGCAAATATGAGAATGTGGATGGTTTTGAGATTTACGGAAATGATCGTTATATCTACCAATACATCTCAGAAAAATATCCGGAGGAAGAAATCAAGTTTGATATCAGTAAAATTAAACTTGTGACTCTTGATATTGAGGTTGCTTCTGAAGCAGGATTTCCTGATGTAGAATCTTGCTCAGAAGAAATTCTTGCAATTACTGTTCAGGATTACACCACCAAAAAAATTATTAGTTGGGGCGCAAAACCGTTTAAGAATACTCGTAGTGATGTTACTTATCACTATTGTCCATCTGAGTATGAACTTCTCAACCATTTTATTAACTACTGGATGATTGATGTTCCCGATGTTGTAACTGGGTGGAACATTCAGATGTATGATATTCCATATATCTGTAAGCGTCTGAATCGTGTTCTTGGTGAAAAACTGATGAAGCGTTTTTCTAACTGGGGACTTGTAACAGAAGGGGAAGTCTTTATTAATGGACGCAAGCACACTACATTTGATGTAGGTGGATTAACTCAACTTGATTATCTGGATCTTTACAAGAAGTTTACTTATAAAGCACAGGAATCATATAGACTGGATTATATTGCTGAAGTTGAACTTGGTCAGAAGAAACTTGATCACTCTGAGTTTGATACCTTTAAGGACTTTTATACGAAGGGTTGGCAGAAGTTTATTGAATATAACATCGTTGACGTAGAACTTGTTGACCGTCTGGAAGACAAGATGAAACTGATTGAACTTGCTTTGACTATGGCATATGATGCTAAAGTCAACTATGCTGATGTTTTCTATCAAGTTCGTATGTGGGACAATATCATCTACAATTATCTCAAGAAGCGTGATATTGTTATTCCTCCCAGAAATAGGTCTCAAAAGAACGAAAAGTATGCTGGTGCTTATGTAAAAGAACCAAAACCTGGTAAGTATGATTGGGTGGTGAACTTTGACTTGAACTCTCTGTATCCACACTTGATTATGCAATATAACATCTCTCCAGAAACTCTTATGGAAGAGAAACATCCTACTGTAACAGTAGATAAAATCCTCAGTCAATCTATCAGTTTTGAGATGTATAAGGATTATGCAGTTTGTGCGAATGGTGCAATGTTTCGTAAAGATGTTCGTGGATTTCTTCCTGAACTAATGGAAAAGATGTACCAGGACCGTGTAATTTTTAAGAAAAAGATGATTGAAGCAAAGAAGCAGTATGAAAAGAAAAAGACAAAGGATTTAGAAAAAGAAATTGCTCGCTGTAATAATATTCAGATGGCAAAGAAGATTTCTCTTAACTCTGCCTATGGTGCGATTGGTAATCAGTATTTTCGATACTATAAACTTGAAAACGCTGAAGCAATTACTCTGAGTGGCCAAGTGTCCATTCGTTGGATTGAGAGTAAAATGAACTCTTATCTAAATAAACTTCTTAAAACAGATGATGTTGATTATGTTATTGCTTCTGATACTGATTCCATTTATCTTAATATGGGTCCTGTGGTCGAAACTATATTCAAGGGAAGAGAGAAAACTACTGAAAGCATTGTCTCGTTCCTTGATAAGGTCGCTAGCATGGAACTTGAAAAATATATTGAGGGTTCTTACCAAGAACTGGCAGACTATGTAAATGCATATGATCAGAAGATGCAGATGAAGCGGGAAAATATTGCTGACCGTGGAATCTGGACTGCAAAGAAGCGTTATATTTTAAATGTCTGGGATAGTGAAGGTGTTCGTTATGAAGAACCTAAACTCAAGATGATGGGTATTGAGGCAGTCAAATCTTCTACTCCCGCTCCTTGTCGTAAGATGATTAAGGATGCATTGAAACTGATGATGAGTGGAACAGAAGATGAAGTGATTGAGTTTATTGATAATGCTCGTAAAGAGTTTAAGAAACTCTCTCCCGAACAAATTTCATTTCCTCGTTCAGCTTCTGATGTTCAAAAGTACTCTTCTTCATCTACAATTTATGAGAAGGGAACACCAATTCATGTTCGTGGAGCACTTCTATTCAATCATTATATCAAACAAAATAAACTAACTAATAAGTATTCTCTTATCCAAAATGGGGAAAAGATTAAGTTTGTTTATTTAAAAAAACCAAATAGTATTCATGAAAATATCATTTCATTTATCCAAGAGTTTCCTAAAGAACTTGGTCTTGACAAATATATTGATTATGATTTACAATTTGAGAAAGCATTTTTAGAACCACTCAAAATTATTCTAGATTCTATTGGGTGGAGTATAGAAAAAACTGCAAATCTTGAGTCATTTTTTGTATAATGGAACTGCCTATCACTGAAAAAGAATTTAGAAAAATTCTAGAGATACTTAGTAAAACTAGTGAAAGGCAGTTATATGCAAAATTGTGGTCTTTCAACATTAATAGGAACAGATAGTTATGGATTTTCTTAAAGATATTGTAAAAGAAATTGGTGGAGAGTATACACAACTTGCTTCAGAAATTGATGAAACTGAACATTATGTTGATACGGGTTCGTACATTTTTAATGCACTGGTTTCAGGTAGCATATTTGGTGGTGTATCTGGGA